ATAAACCTTACCAGAAATGTTGAGAATAATTTCTTTTCTCCTTTCGCTGTTGTACTCACTCCTGGTGTACTATATCAAGTACATCGGTCGAGTCCTACACAGCTGGTACACCTATGTTCGGTACGACACCTCTAAGTGGGTGTACGTCCAACATCCTGAGTGGTCTCCTCGTGAGCCATGGCATTGGCACTACTATTGGGAAACGCGCAGTTGGTTTGATGCAGTCGATGCTTTGCTCTTGCTCATCCTCTGGCAGCAGTCCATTAGACTCCTTTGCCATTTAACTCAGAAATACTTCTTCGAACGGTACCCCTGGGTCGGACGCTACATTTTCTCGGTTTTGTTGCGCCTTACTTCAACATCTACACCCAGTGACAGTCTTCGGCAGTCCTTCCGAGATATGGACTTCCCCAAAACACGGCCCAAGCCCAGCCACTCGCATGCCATGAGCGCAGGTGATCGATCCTGTGCTGCAGCAGCGATAGATAACATCATTTTGATGGCTGGCATGCAACCCTATTCAGTTTCTGCCTCTAAACGTGACATCGATAACGGTTATGCAGGAACAAGGCATTATCATTTCGCCAAAGATCTGGCGATGGACCCCGTGGATAGCCCTATCACTTCTCGCCACGTTCTCAAGTTCGTGGATGTGGACTATTATTGTGACATGTCATGGTACGCCCAATTCGGCCGACCAATGATGATCTACACTACTGTGCCAACCCTGGCCGGCGGTAGCATCACTGATGGAATAGTGACCATCAAGGACAATGTCTTGCACACTAAGATCAACGGTGGTGCGACCTACGAGCATGAGCTCTGGGATTATGATACCGACCACGTGATCTTCCATTACTGGTGGGGCTCTCAAGTCTACTTGCTTGAGTCTGCCGTCACCAATGACCCTAACCGACGTCTGATCGGAATGTTCCCTGTTCGAACCATCTATGGACTATTTGCCAGAATGGTCCCTGGATTTGCGCTAAACAGGAGACGTTTCGAATATGATGGCCTGAACTACGTGCGGTACAACCACCGCAACCATGGGCTCATGATTTCTATTTCTGAGCCGGGCTCTTACATCGGCATTAACATGCGCGAGATAGCCTACAAGTCAGCCATCATAAGAGCTAGTACCTCCAAACACCCTATGCTCTCTGACATCGAGAAAATATTCCGGAATGAAAAGATAGAGGATGCCAGTGGCCTTAGCCCTCTATTCTTCAAATGGTTGCCAAGACTAAGAGCCATCGAGGATATCAAAGTCCTAATGGACGGTGGACGACTGCCAGACACCAACGAGCAGATCCACTACCAAGCCCTCGGACCGTTACTGTTCGAGGACGGAAAACACATGGCGCGCGTCATTGGACCACAGCTCTGTACCGGCAACGTTGTGCCCGTCAGATCGTTCAATAACGACACCGCTTGTATTGAACACAGAGTTACCAAGACTGTGAACAAGATCAAGAAATGGCCCGCCATCTACACGGCTTACTCCACAGAGTTCGCCAAACATCTTATCCCCGACGAGTGTGTAGGCGTTGGGATGCCCGTGTCGAGTGATGAGGTTCTCTCTTACCAGAAGAGGGCCACTCAGTTAGCGAAATTTTGGATGGCCGCTCCCGTGCTATTCATGTTCAAGATGGTGGTTAGCTCCTTTCAGAAAGGAGAGACCTACCCTAAGTTCGCGGCTCCCCGTAACATATCGACGGTGAACGCAGACCACAAACATCGCTATGCTGCTTACATCTACCCATTCACGGCAAATTTGCTTAAGCCGCAGCCCTGGTACGCTTTCTCTAAAACACCCATTGAGATCGCGAACGCGGTTATGGAGCTCGCCCAGCGAAGCTCACGTTGGTTGGTGCCCACAGACTTCTCAGCTTGGGACGGAACCCATAGCAAACCTCTGGCAGAGTTCGAGAGAATGTGTGGCCGGCGTTATTTCGCCGAAGAGTATCATGAAGAGTGGGACAAATTGGTTATGGAACAATATGAGGCCCCAGCATTTACATCATTCGGTGTCAAATACAACACTCAATGGTCCAGACTATCAGGATCATCTGACACCAGCTCATTTAACAGTTTGGACAATGCGTTGCTGGCGTACTTCGTCCTAAGGGAGAGTGGATTAAATTCCGAACAATCATGGAAGAAAATGGGACTATACGGCGGAGACGATGGACTTACACCTGACGTCGATCCCGACCTATATGTCAAAGTCACTGCGTCACTCGGCCACGTATTAAAGGCTGAGGTCGTGAAAGAGGGAGATCCAGTCCCCTTTCTCGGCAGATATTACCTGGATGCTTGGGTTTCTCCCAACTCGGTGATCGACATACAACGGCAGATGAGGCGTTTACACCTAACCACCTCTCCTAAGACCGTTCCCGACGATGAATGCCTTTGCCGCAAAGCCTACGGGCTCATGGTAACTGACTCGAACACGCCGATCCTCGGTGAGTGGTCTCGTAAAGTCATGTCCCTCTTGAAAAAGACTGAGA